ATATTATGAATAATGCTGGGAATAATCCAATCAAGCCTCTTAGCCTTTATGATTCTCTACGTGTGGGTTATATTGGCAATGAAAATAAACAAGCTCAAGAAATGGCAAAATATGGTTACCAGATAGATAAGGGTTTATCTAATGAAAATCAACAAGTCTATTATAATCCTGAAACCAAAAAATTATTATATAACGTTACTGGTTCTCATAATGTAACTGACTGGATTAATTCAGATTTAAAATTAGCTCTTGGTATTCGCAAAAATGAAGGCAAGCCTATTATTGAACGCGGTATTGAAGCATTACTACCTGAATCATGGAAAAAAGGATTTGATCGCAGTTACGAAAATGTATTTGGTGGCTTCAAAGATACTACCAGATATAAGGAAGCTGACGAAACTCTTAAAAAAGCAAAAGCAAAATATGACGAAACTGAAACCGCAATTACAGGTCATTCTCTAGGTGGTCGTATTATTCAAGATATTGCTAAAAAAAATGATAAGGTATATGCTTTAGATGCAGGTTCTACAATCGGTCAAAAAGTCAAAGGCGGTCCTAATAGAAATATTTATAGAACTGCTGGTGATGTTGTTAGTGGAACTACTGCTTGGAACCCTGCCGTAAAAACATTGGCAAATCCTCATACTTTTAAAATTCTTCCTACTGTATCTATGGTTACTAAAGATCCAAGAGCTATTGGTGTTGCTGGTGCTATAGATGCATATAACGCTCATTCAATTGAAAATATTAAAGGCTCAAATATATTTGTATAATTAACGCATTCTATTTTGTTTTAATTGTTCTGCTTGTCCTTCGTCTTCTGGAACTCCAACTATGGTGAAAATATACATATTCTCAAGTGGTGAGTTTGTAAATGTTGGTGTTGGTGCTAATTCAACTGCGTTAAATGTGAGACTTACCAAATCTTCCATTTTATAAAAAGTAGTTAAATAAGAGCATTGATGTCCTCCAATATAAGGTGCGCCATTACCAACAAGTATAGCACCCAGTGTCGCCACTTGTGTTTGTGCTGTTGTTGTAATATATGCCGTCTGATTTATAAAATCTAAACCTTCCAATTGTAAATTAAAACAACCATTAGCCGCATTTGATGATCCGTTGGTGCTTACTGTCGTTGTTAGAAAAATATTAAATTTCTTATACTTATTCCACATTGATCTACACATTGAACGCAAATCAATATTATTTATTGTAAATTGCGTAAATGCCGTATTACGAATACCTAAATTGGTCTGTGTTGTTGTAAGAAAGAATGGATTAATACATAGTGTAGCCTTTTCAACCTTGTAAATTGGTTTAATGTAAAAAGTTATTACTGCTCTATAATTAGAAAGTGATACTCCATTATAATTTCCATTATTATCGTAATTACGAAATGTAATTGTTAGATTTACATTGTCTTTATCCTTCTTAAATTGGATTGGTGCAAATGCAACCTGATTTGCTACTTGATGACCAGATGCTCCGGTGGCATGAACTATACCGCCAATTATTGGACTTTCTGCGTTGAGTTGCAAGCGTCCAGTTGATGATCCTTGCTGTGTTCCATTATTTACAAAATTAAGACCATTCATTTGAAAAAGCATAGTTCGCGCATTACCCGATAATGTTCCAATACCAACAGAAACATACGACGACATCATTATTTCAAAATCTTCGTGTTTATCCCAAAAATCACGGCATAAATCTCGCATATCAAATGACGCATAGTTGTATTCTGTAAATGATGATGTTATTGTTCTTCCAACTTGACTTGTTATTGTCTGATTCGTATTAAATCCAAATATAGCACACTCATTCATCTCTCCCTCTATGACTGGTTCAATTACAAAATGAAATGCTGCGTCATTATAAAAATTACCTGCTGGAAACACTCCAAAGTTTTGAATGCCTACTGTATTTGATTCTGTCATAGAAAATTCTAAATCTACAAATCTACATCCTTTACGAAAGTTAAAACTCTGTCCTGTGTTTGTTACCAACACATTTTGATTTGGTGTTGATGCTGATGAAGCACTAAATACAAGTGGAACATATTTTTTACTATTAAGTGCCGTATCATATTTTATATTCGTCCAATCAAGCCCTGCTAAATTATATGTAACAACACCATATGTTGAACCACTAACGATTGTTATAGTTCCGTTTGTGACAAGATTTACTGGTTTCAAAGCAAAAATATCATATTTATCCCACATCTCTCCTAATACATTTTTCAAGTCAATATTTGAAAATGTAAATTGTGTCTTCTGTGCGTTAATCGTGCATGGATTAACTGTTGAACTCGTTGATAATATTAATGACCCATTTTTAGATAGCATTTATATTATCATTATATTTTATTCTTTAATACCAACAACAATAAAACTCAATGTAAAATGATTCATTTGAGCGTTTAATACTGTTGAATTGTTATTTATAGACCATAACTGAAATGTTAAATCTACAGTTTCAGATTCAGGTTTTCTAAATGTAGTTGATCCGATTGGATTTGAAAATGATTCGGCGTCTGCTGTGCTTACGTTTTGTGGATTAAAAATAGGTGTTACAGTATATCCTTGCTGTAGCATATTAGTATTAAGAACCGATAATGAGTTTATAAATTGTAGTCCGCTTACTTGGAACCATTGTAGTCTTTGATTACCTGAAAGTGATGTTGCTACACTTCCTATCCCACAACTCGCACATATTAAATTGAACTTGTCATATTTATCCCATAATGTTCCTATAATTCTTCGCATATTCACATTTGTAAATGTAAAATTCGTCATGGTTGCGTTCATCGTGCCAAAAGCATTTGTTGCTCCTGCCGATAAAATACGGGTTGATAATGTAAAGTTTGCCTGTTCGTTTTGGTAAAGCAAGTTCCACGGATTTTTATAGATTACATCTTTTTTGATTGGTGCAAATGTTAAAAAAATTGGAAAGTTTCCCACATTTGTAGTTACTCCACTATCTGCTACTACGTTAAATGTAAGTGATATTTTATTACTATCAGGTTTTATCATTATGAACTCTCGTGTTTGTGTTTGTTTTCCTATATTACCAAGTGTTGCCGCAGCACTAGAACCTTGAGCTGCTACTGCTATATTAGTTGATGCGGTCTTTCCTTGATACGATGCATTAAGTAGATTTAATCCATCAACAAAAATAGTATTCATTTCTGTCGCGGAGATTGTTCCTGAATATGTTATTAATACTTTGAATGTATCATATTTTGTATATAGCGTCTCTCCTAAACATTCTCTCAAATCTACAAAATAAGTACAGTTTCTAAATGTTGCATCTCTTACTCCTACGTTAGTTGTTGTCGTTGTTAATACTGATGGATTTAACCATAATTTTGCTACTTCTACGTCCATTATAATAACTTAATATTTTATTATAATGATTTATCTACTTAACACCTAAATGCTTAATATCTGGCATAGCAAACACCGTTCTCATAAACTAGAACTTGATCGTAGCAAGCAAAGGCAGTTTGGAGGACAGTAACGGCACCAGCGGTGTAATAGTTGATGATTGCAAAGATATCACTTGTATTGGTATTGGTTCCAGCAAAGATAGATGCCTTGTCAGCATTTTGGTAAATCTCCATGTCAATACCAATCAAGAAAGCACCACTATCTTCAGTGGAAGCCTCTACCAAACCAGCAACGGTATTAGGAGCATTGAGGGTGAAAGCGGTATTGTCAATGGAAGGTTGGACTTGTAAATCAGCAAGAGAGCCAAAGCATTTAACAGCTTCATTGTAGATTTCAGGGAAAGATGTAGGAGCAGTAGAAGGAAGAACTTCGGAACCAACTCTAAATTGGTATCCAATAGAGTTAGCACTTCCAACACCGAAAGCACAGTGAGATGAAGGATATTGAGCAGCTAAACCAGCAGTTGAGCGGGTTGCAACAACGATATTCTTAAGAGATGAGAATTTGGCAGGGATAGGGAAACTAACTTGTGTTTGAGTAGTAGCAGGAATATTTGCTGAGTTAGTGTAAGATCTCCATGAAGGAAGAACCATTTGCATAGGGCTAGATGAACCTGATTTAATAGCAGAGACAGCTGAGTCAGGGAGCTCCAAGAATTCTCCAGAATAATTTACCGCTGTGGCAGTAAAGTTAAGACCAGTTCCACCTTCAACCATCATAGATCTAATGAGGGAAGATTGGAGGACAATTTCAACTCTGAGGGGAGCAGCAGTCATTTCCCAAAGAGGTAAGTATTTCTCACCAGCTAAAGCACCAACAAGGGAAACCAAGTTAATAGCAAAAGGGAAGGTGTGTGTAGAAGCACCAAGGGCACCAAGAGCACGACCTCTATTAACAGAACGAACGTTTGCTAACGCAGCAGCAGCTACACCAACACCGGAATACTCTTCGTTGGTTCCACTTGTAATAGCAAAGCGGCCTTTGACTGCATCTTCAGGGGCTTGGTAATCATAAAGGATCTTAGCAAGCTGACCGTAGTTATCAATATCTTCTAACAAGTTGGAGCCGTGGAATACACGGACACGTTGAATAAATTGGTGCCAACCACAAGACTCTAAAGTGGCAGCAGTAGCAGCACCAGAAAGAATCAAGTTAAAGTTACCTCTTAAATAAGATTCAGAGGGAATAAGAGCAGTGTTGTTTCTAGTAGGGATGTTAATGGTAATGGTATCACCGGGGTTATAAGTTCCAGTTCCTCCTTGAGGTTGGATTTGAGTCAAATAACGACGGGCAGGGGCTGATTCAACCTTGGATTGAAATTTGAGATTAGCAGGAATCATTATATAATATTACATCAGATAAAAAATAAATCATTTATTACAATTAAATCATTTATTTTGGCTAAATGAAAAGGCTTTATCTTTTTAAAACTCTTCTTTCTAAACCTCCGCTTACTTTTTTTGTTAAAGCTTCCTCAACAGCTCTTGCAGTAGGTCTCATCATTAAAGGAGTTTTGTGTCCTATTCTACTCATACCGAGGGGCATTTTATGTCCCATCATAGCTTTTCCTAAAGGCATTTTGTATCCAATCATTTTATAATATATAACAATAATAAAATATTTTATTCAGTAAATTTTACACAATCTAATTGTAAAGTCATTTGGTATTGTATCCCGTTCATATCAACTAGCCTACTTTCATTATCTAAAATACGAATTTGTATTTGGTCTAGTTTATTCACGTATAAATTTGTTCTAAAATTATTTGGATTCTGATAAGTAATAATTGAAAAGGGCGCCACATAAACTGGAATTGTTGCTAAAATATTTTGATTATATGCTTGCGCTATATTTACATTATATGTAGGAAAATTGATTTCAATATTCAAAGCACGAATTTGATTTAAATTTACACAATCTCGTCCATACAATAAATTTCCTACACTTGTCGTATTTGTAGTTTTGCTAAATCCTAAAACATGATTTATTGTTGATGCATAAATTGTAAAGTTTGCACTTGCATGTGTTATCAAAATCTTACTTGTGATGCTACTATATGTGATTGTATATGATGACCCCATTGCTAGCTGAATCACATCAATCAATTGTGTCACATTATAATTACCTGGCTGCACGTAATAAGTTGTTGGAGGATCACCTACAAGACCAAATATGAAGGTATTATCAAAACTAGTAATACTATAAAAACTATAAGGTATTGTTGCGTTTTGGAGAGATAAATAAATGTGATGACCATCTGGTATTTCAATCACAGGTAAATAATAAATACAATTTGCTATATTACCATTTACTACCTCTGTTGCATAACGACTGTTTAAATATATTTGGATTGATTCTATATGTTCCATTTACATTATATGGTGATTTTATATTTTGTCTGTATCTGTAATATTCAATAAGTTAAAATTCTTATAAATCTTATTTTCAAATGCATCTATGTCTAAATGTTGATATGGTTCGTTAAATACATAATCAAAAATCTTCTTCGCATCATCTTCCTTCATTTGTAAAATTTCTTTTCTAATTGTTTCCCATTCCTCACTATTACGTGGTCTAAATATCGTGGCAAATGTTATTTGCTTACGTAATATTTTTGGCATGTATAAATATGATTGCAACGTAAATATAAATCCGCAATTTAAATGACGAGCTTTTATTAACATTGAGTTTAACATCTTCTGTATCCCTTTATCTTTTAGATCATTTGCAAAGTCATCTATTATTACCAACGAATACTCTGGCTCATCATCTTCTTCCATATTTTCTTTTATCTCCATTAACTCATTTCGCAAATCCGCCAATGAATCAATTGTTAGTTCATTATATACTTTATCGTGTTTAGCAAAGGGATGGTCTTTAACGGAAGCAAATGACGATGCAGGTGCAAAATAATGTAAGTGATGAAACTTCTTATGATAAGCACCTCCCTTTTTAAATTGATTTAGAAGTAATGAAGTCTTACCACTACCTCCACTCCCTACTAGCAAATAGATCATACCATTACGGCGTGAGATGCCTGCTGGTATATCTTTCAAATTTATATCCATTCGCTCCTTAATTGGTTTCATTTTTTTTATACTATCATTGGTTTCCTCCTTAATGTCAGTAATAGTCATATATAAATACTTTAGAGAAAATAAAATTCTTTATTTAATTAAGCGTATTTTATTTTTTTCTTATATTATATAAATGTCCGATACCGAAGACCATAATGCCGTCTCAGATAATGATGCCTCCGAAACTTTAACCAAACCTAAAAAGCAACGTTCCGAAAAACAAATCGCCGCTACTGAGAGAATGAGAGCTGCATTAGCCGCAAAGCAAAAACCGTCTCTTGATGCTGCCGCTGCAAAAATAGATGTAAAGGGTAAAAAAGAAATATTAAAAGCATTAAAAAATAAACTTAATTCCGCTAAAGAGCCACTTGATGTTGAAGAGGAATCTGATAATGAAAGTGTGGAAGAACCTATTCAGGTAGCACCTAAAAAGATTAAAAAAGTTCCAGCTGTATCTGCTGCCACTCACAAAGATGAACCTGTGAAACCTAAGAAAAAACCAAAAGTAATTGAAGAATCTGAAACTGAATCCGAGGAGGAAGTTATCGTAATCAAGAAAAAGAAGAAACCAAAGAAAAAAAAAACCATTATTTATGAATCTGCAACCGAATCAGAGGAGGAAGAGGAACCAGTACAAAAACCAGTTCGTAAGGAACGTGAAACTAAGACGCAACAAAATGCTGCCTCAAAATTCAAAGTTACTCCTGGTGTTGCAGATTCAAAACCAAAGGGTCCTATTTATTATTTCGCATAATTAATATTTTACACTGCAAAATCCACAGAAATTATCTCTGCAATCACAGTTGTCATTTCTGTAACTATAGTAATGCTTACAAGTCTCATCATCGCAAAACATTAACTCATCATTGTCAATGGCAATAAGACAATCTTCACAATAGTTCTTATTGCAACCACATTCGTGTATATGTCCGCAGTTTATTTTCTCACGGCAGACCTTTTTTTTTATTTCTTTCGGTTTCGTAAATTTTTTAATGTCACCTCGTTTATCTCCAATAATATAATATCCCTCTACATATGTTTTTGTAACTTTTGTAAGATAATAATCAACACCACAACTATTTTGTCCGCCGCTGTAATCATACTCAACGATCATTCCTACCTTCAAACTTTCCGTATCAAAATATGTTCTCATTTTAAATTCTTTAAGCTGTTTTGTTATATGTTAATGTCTTTAACTTAAACAAAAAAAATCATTTCAATTTTTTTTTCAAATTAAAAATAAAATTAAAATCTAAAAATTCTGCGTAAGAAATTCTTAACCATGTAATAATATATATTATATCTAGTCAAGAGAATGACTTTACCATTATCACGTCCTCTTAAATAATTCATTTTATTATACAATGTTAAATAAATTTTAAGTGATTTCAATTTATTTTATTTTATTAATGTACCTTATAGAATGAGCTCTTATACTTATAAGAATCAATTTAACAAGAAGTATGGATTTGAAAAAGATACACCACACAGTTTAGCTGATATCTCAAAAATTACTGGATATAAAAAAACTGGATTAGAAACTATCTTTGATAAAGGCGTTGGTGCATTTAAAACCAATCCTTCTAGCGTAAGGAAAGGTATTAGATCTCCAGAACAATGGGCGCAGGCTCGCGTCTATAGTGCCGTCATGGGTGGCAAGACTGCACGCGTTGATGCAAAACATTTAATACGCAAGTAGGATTATTTTATTTGCTCTTTATATTATATTTTATAAA